TCAAGGAAAAACTTTGTTTAATCCTTTTACATATCAAAAAAGATTATTAGACAGTTACCATAATCACAGATTTAATATTAATATGTTGCCAAGGCAAAGTGGCAAGACCACAACAGCCGCTGGTTACCTTTTATGGTATGCCATGTTTCATCCAGATCAAACAATACTAATTGCCGCACACAAATACACAGGTGCTCAAGAGATTATGCAACGTATAAGATACGGATACGAACTTTGTCCTGATCATATCAGAGCAGGAGTAACAAACTACAACAAAGGTTCAATGGAATTTGAAAATGGTAGCAGGATAGTAAGTGCTACTACAACAGGTAACACAGGAAGAGGTATGTCGATATCTTTACTTTACTGTGATGAGTTTGCATTTGTTAATCCGAGTATTGCAGATGAATTTTGGACTTCAATATCTCCAACACTAGCAACAGGTGGTCGTGCAATTATTACTTCAACGCCAAACTCAGATGAAGATACGTTTGCAATTATATGGAAGGAATCACAAAACAAATTTGACGATGACGGTAATGAACAATCAATTGGACAAAATGGCTTTCATGGATTTACTGCAAAGTGGGACGAACATCCTGACAGAGATGATGAGTGGGCAAAGACAGAAGTAGGTCGTATAGGTGAAGAAAGATTTAGACGTGAGTACGGTTGTGAGTTTTTAGTCTATGACGAAACACTTATCAACAGTATTAAATTATCCACACTAGAAGGCAGTGACCCAAGTTGGAACATGGGGCAAACTCGTTGGTACGGTAAACCTAAGAGTGATTGCACTTATGTTATTGCCTTAGATCCGTCAATGGGAACAGGTGGAGACTATGCCGCCATACAAGTTTTTGAATTGCCTAGTTACAAACAAATAGCAGAATGGAGACACAACACAACTCCTATTCCATCACAGATAAGAATTTTAAAAGACATTAGTGTTTACATCAGAGATGAATGTCAAAATGATGGACAAAACATTTATTGGTCAGTTGAAAACAATTCAATAGGTGAAGGAGCATTAATAGTAATTAGAGATATGGGCGAAGAAAATATACCAGGTATGTGTGTTTCTGAACCTATGAGAAAGGGCAGAGTCCGTAAATTTAGAAAAGGATTTAACACAACACACAGCACCAAAATTAGTGCTTGTACAAGATTAAAGAACATGGTTGAAACTGACAGGCTAAAGATCAACAGCAAGATTCTAGTAAGCGAACTCAAGGCATTTGTTGCAAGTGGCAGTAGCTACAAAGCTAAACCAGGAGAAACAGATGACCTTGTAAGTGCTTGTTTATTAAGTATGCGTATCATGGCTGTGCTGAAAGACTGGGATCCTAGAGTGTATGAAACGTTTAATCAGGCGGATACAGAGGAGGATATCACACCTCCAATGCCTATCTTCGTTTCAACGAATGTTAGATAAATATTATTATGAGCAATATGGACAACATATCAGAACAGTTATTTGCTAAGATCAGAGGTAGATTTCCTGCTGTGACCATAGGTGATGAACAAGGTTTAGTCACTGACGATCCTAAAGCAGGGCGTTACTTTGATTTTGACTACATAGTAGGTGAAGATATTCTGGGTAGAGTAAGTATTTCATTGACAGAAAAAGAAATTGCTGTAATGTACAACACAAACTTTATTGCAGATCAACCAGATGGTATCAAGTCAGAATGGTATGATTTCTTAAAAGAAATGAGAATGTTTTCAAAAAGAAATATGCTAAACTTTGATACTAGAGATATTAATAAGTCCAATCTTGATAAAAGAGATTATGCACATTTAACTAAAACTGCCGGAGATAAACCAATGAGTGAAACAAAAATGTACGGCACTAGTAGAACTAGTTATGAAGATATAGACAAGGCAAGACTTGTTTTAAAACACAGACAACCTGTTAACGCAGAAGTTCCTGGTGCAAGAACACAACACGTAGAAGCAATTTATATAGAATCAGAAAATGGAGAAAGATACAAGTATCCAATGAGACACCTTAACGGTGCAAGAGCATTGGCACAACACGTAAGCAACGGTGGAAACTTGTATGATGACTTTGGTAAGCATATCGTATCACTCAGCGAAGAGCTTGGCAAGTTAAAACAATTCAAAACTTACATTAACAGATCGGCAGTGATGGCAGAAGGCCTTAAGGGCTACATGGACATGGTTAATGAAAGAATTGACACAATTAAAACTGAAGTAATGAAATTACAAAGAGCAAATTACTATGCAGAAACAATCAAAGACTTTGCTCCAATGGTAATGGAAGAAGTACCAGAAGATTTACAAAACAGTTGGATCGATGAATTAACAATTAGAACTTTCAATGAAGAATTGAAATCTGTATTTCCATACATCAACAGACTTGTAAAAGAAAAACAAAAAGTAAAAGAAATGGGTCCAGCAGATTTTTTAGGTGAAGAAAAAACAGAAGAACTGAAAAGTTGGTATGAAAAATACAAACAATACCAAAGTGCTGATGCCGATAATTTAGCAGACGGTATGTTTAAGTTTCATTTAGATTCTGGTGTTGACCTTGATACTGTTGAAAAAGGTGAATACGAAGCACTTGTTAAAAAACATGGCGAAGATAAAGTTTCAGGAAACGCATTAAAGTATATAGATGAAATGCCTATTACCAATGCCATGCTTGATGACTTTCAAAAAATCATGGGTAGTGTTGATGAGGAAACAGTTGAAAAAGCCTCCGATATGCTAGACAATACAAATGAAGTTTCAGATATGGGCATGAACAAATATGGACTTGCCGCAAAACACAAAGATGGAAAATTTTATTCATTTAGAAACGGCAAGATGACAGGCGGCCCTTTTGATTCAATTGAAGAATTACAAAAACATCAAATGGAACTGATACAAGATGAAGCAAGTGGTCCAGAAGGCAGTGAACCACACGCACATAGAATAGACATTGAAGGCGACTATGATGAAGACAGAGGCATTTCAGAAAAAGATTGTGAAGAAATGAAATATGCTTGTGCCAAAGCAGGTATCAACTGTGAATGTGAGCCAGACGAAATGCGTCAAGGTGGTGTAATCATTCATACTATGTCACCACGTGATGCAGTATTAGATGCACTAGACAAAGCAGGTTATACAGTGAACGAAGGTACCTTAACTCCAGAAGAGGACTTTGAACAAGCACTAGACAATGTAGTAGGAGAAGGCAACGATGCATTAGTAAACGGCAGTGGCAAAGACCAAGAAGCCGCGATTGAAAAACTAAATGGCTTAATGGGTCAGCATTTTCCAGCAGGTATAAATGGAACCAATGCTATACAAAGTTTAAAGGGTGTCATAGACGACCCGATGTTACTTGATATGTTTAGAAAAGTCGGAGAAAAAGATTCTGATCAATGTATTAGACCATTGATAATGAAATATGTCAAAGCAAAAGCACCAGCGATTATGTCGCAAATTGATACTGGTGACATGAAAGAAGGCATCAAGGATAAAGACGATTACATGGCCAAGAAAAAGGCTCTACAAGATATCCAAATGGATCCAAACACTTCAAAAGACGAAAAGCTAAAAAAAGAGCTTATGCGTAGAAAAGCAGAATTGGACGATGAAGCAAAAGAAAAAGGCTACAAAGAAGATGATGACACAATTGATGTCAAAATGAATCCGGACGGTAGCATTGAAAAGGCAAAAGAAGACAACAGATCACCTGGAGAAAGATTAGAAGAACTTGTTAAATCATATTACGATTACACAACTAACAAGTTTCCAAAAGGTGAAACAGCGGTAGTTACAGCTTGTGAAAAAGAATTTGGCGACAAGGCAATTCCAGTTGCACAAAAAATGATTGCTAGATTACAAGGCGGTAAAGATCGCGAAATGGAAAGAATTAAAGACCTAGCAGGTGTTTAATAATCACAAAGTCACTTTTTTGGCTAACAAAGACTTGACTTTATAAGTATATTAGTGTAGTATATGTAATTATGTGCTACACAGTAAAGGCACAAAGCATCGAAGGCTTATTATATAGGAGGCAAAATTATGGCTACATTGGCTGAAATTCGAGCAAAACTTAAAGAACAGGAAACCCGCACAAGCGGTAATACTGGTGGCGGCGACAACGCAATTTACCCATTTTGGAATATTAAAGAAGGCGAAACTGCAACTCTGCGTTTCCTTCCAGATGGTGACGACTCCAATACATTTTTCTGGCAAGAAAGATTATTAATCAAACTTCCATTTGCAGGAATCAAAGGTGATACTGATTCACGTCCTGTACAAGTGCAAGTTCCTTGTATGGAAATGTATGGTGAAACTTGTCCAGTACTTTCAGAAGTACGTGGATGGTTTAAAGATAAATCTTTAGAAGATATGGGACGTAAATATTGGAAAAAACGTTCTTATGTATTCCAAGGATTTGTTACAGACAATCCTTTAAAAGAGGATACAACTCCAGAAAATCCAGTTAGACGTTTTATTATTGGTCCACAAATTTTCCAAATTATCAAAGGAGCATTAATGGATCCTGATATGAACGAACTTCCAACAGATTATACGCAGGGTGTTGACTTTAGACTAACTAAAGCATCAAAAGGTGGATATGCTGATTATTCAACATCAACATGGGCAAGAAGAGAACGTCCATTAGATGAAACTGAGTACAAGGCAATTGAAACTCATGGCTTATTCAATCTAAAAGATTATTTGCCTAAGAAGCCTAGCGAAGTTGAAGTAGGTGTTATCAAAAAAATGTTTGAAGCATCTGTTGATGGCGAAGCATACGACATGGAGGCTTTTGGTCAATACTTTAGACCAGCAGGCGTAAGTGCAAAAACAGGTGATCCTGTAAAGGCAAGTACTCCAACTCCACAAGCTGAGGCGCCAAAGGCAGAAGAGCCAAAGGCAGAACCAGTAGCACAGGCATCTGCTCCAGCAGAAGCACCAGCGGAACCAAAAGCGGATAATAACAAAGCAGAAGACATTCTCGCAATGATTAGAAACCGCCAAGGAAACTAATAAACAATTATACAAGGGGTTGTTTCGGCAACCCCAAGTATATGGATTAAGGAGTAATAATGGCTAACAAGGCATTTGACGTTTCAAAGTTTCGTAAAAACTTAACTAAATCTATCACAGGTATGAGTGCAGGATTTCATGATCCGACTGATTGGATTAGTACAGGTAACAAAGCACTCAACTATCTTGTATCAGGTGACTTCAATAAAGGTGTTCCGCTAGGTAAAGTAACTGTGTTTGCAGGTGAATCAGGATCAGGTAAGTCTTATTTTTGTGCAGGTAATATTGTAAAAGAAGCACAGAAGCAAGGCATATTTGTTGTTTTGGTTGACTCTGAGAACGCATTAGATGAAACTTGGCTACAAGCACTTGATGTTGATACAGATGAAAAGAAATTATTAAAACTTAATATGTCCATGATTGATGATGTCGCAAAGACAGTATCAACATTTATGAGTGATTACAGAGATATGGCGGAAGAAGATCGTCCAAAAGTATTGTTTGTAATTGATTCATTGGGTATGTTGTTAACTCCAACAGATGTTGACCAGTTTACAAAAGGTGACATGAAAGGTGATATGGGTAGAAAGCCCAAGGCACTAACGGCACTTGTAAGAAACTGTGTTAATATGTTTGGTAGTCACAATGTAGGACTTGTAGCAACTAATCATACGTATGCATCACAAGATATGTTTGATCCAGATGATAAGATATCAGGTGGACAAGGATTTATCTATGCATCAAGTATAGTTGTTGCTATGAAAAAGCTCAAATTAAAAGAAGATGAAGATGGTAAAAAGGTAACTGACGTAAGAGGTATTAGAGCCGCTTGTAAAGTTATGAAGACAAGATATGCAAAACCATTTGAATCAGTACAAGTCAAAATTCCATATGAACAAGGTATGGATCCTTACAGTGGACTTGTTGACTTATTTGAGAAAAAAGGACTACTTACTCAACAGGGGAATCGACTTAAATACGTAGATTCTATGGGGAAAGAACATTTGAATTATCGGAAAGACTGGTCTGGTGAACAACTAGAGCTAATTATGAGTGACTTCGAAAAGTTATCCACAGAAGAATCTGTAGAAGAAGTTGAAAAACAACCTGAGGAGTAAGGATACATGGATGGTTCACAAATAATAGAAACTTGGCAAGTATTCAAAGAATATCTTGACAAGAAACACATCGAAACAGTAGCAGAACGTTATGTTGATATGTGTGCAGACTTTGGCACAGATGATGAAGCATTTCGTGATGCATTGGGTTCCGATAATGATCTTGACAAAGCAATTGGTTATTATTTGGAAGAAGATGTTGAACTAGATGAAGGTTACGAAGACGAGGATTATTAATGGGATGGTATTCTGATATTGCAAAGGATATAAGCAAGATTCCTAGTGCTATACAATACTTTGAAGATGAATTGATCGCGGCAAAAAGTCAAATCAGAATCAAAGGAAATGTAGAACGTGCGGCGGCAGAAATGCCAGGAATAGTTGAACAAAGATTCAATCAGTTGCAGGAACTTGAAGCAATATTGGAATACTTGAACATTGAACTCCGCAGACTTCGAAGTTCATTTTTTAAGAAATACTTAGAAAATTATCAAAGAGCATTAAGCAGTAGAGACGTTGAAAAATATGTTGACGGTGAAGCTGACGTAGTTGATTATGAAAAAATAATTAATGAATTTGCTCTTATGCGTAATAAATGGTTAGGCGTAACAAAGGCACTAGATCAAAAACAATGGCAACTCACAAATATAGTTAAGCTGAGAGTTGCAGGCATGGAAGATGCCAGCTTATAACTTTTTTCAAAACTAGGAGTAAACAAATTTTATGAAGTTAAGCGAATCAAAGCCTGCTTGGAAACAACAAGTAAGTGAAAACATAGCAAAACAATATGGAGGTAATATACGTCCTTCAGTTGATCATCACAAACGAACGTCACTGCCCGGTGAAAGACAAAGACTGCAAAAATGGGACATGATACCTAGTGCAGATTTTGTACAAAGAGTTGCAGGAGAATTTGTAAGACAAAATTCTTTAGATTTATTTAAAGATAAGACAGCAGTAATTTTTAGTTTACCAGGTGCGTTTACACCTGTGTGTTCAGAAAAAATGTTACCAGCCTACGAAGAATTATATGAAAGATTTAAACAAGCAGGAGTTGATGAAATTTATTGTGTATCAGTCAATGATGGATTTGTTATGAATGCTTGGGCAGAGTCACTAGGAATAAAAAAAGTAAAAATGTTAGCAGACGGTAACGGTGACTTTACAGATGCCATGGGTATGCTATGTAGTAAAAGAAGCAAGGGTTTTGCAATGAGATCTTGGCGTTACTCATGTTTAATAAAAAATAATATTATTTTTGAAGCTTTTGTTGAACCTGGATTCAATCACAAAGACGAAGATGATGATCCTTACGAAATATCAGACCCAGAAACTATGATCCAATTTGTCGAGGCAGAGAATCGATAAATTTTAAATACAACTATGAAGGTTGTATTAGTGACAGGTGGTTTTGATCCTTTACATTCAGGACACATTTCATATTTCCATGAAGCAAAGAAACTTGGCGACAAATTAGTTGTTGGGTTAAATTCTGATGAATGGTTAACACGTAAAAAAGGTAGGCCTTTCATGCCTATACAAGAACGTGTAAAAATTATAAGCAATCTTAAAATGGTAGATGACGTTTTAGTATGGGACGATAGCGATGATTCTGCCTCAGGTGCAATATTTAAATTGATGGCAACATCAGGTTATGGAAAGAAAATTATCTTTGCAAATGGTGGAGATAGAACTAGTGCAAACATACCTGAAATGTCAACCTGGCATGATAAAGTAGAATTTGTGTTTGGTGTTGGTGGTGAAAATAAGATTAACAGTAGCAGTTGGATTTTAGAAAACTATAAATATCAAAAAACAAATAGAAATTGGGGGTATTATAGAGTGTTACATGAAGACGGTCCAACCACAAAAGTAAAAGAATTAACTGTAGAACCTGGCAAAAGATTATCAATGCAACGTCATCGAAAACGTTCTGAACATTGGTTGGTATCTGAAGGTACTGCAACTGTATATACAATATGCCCTACATCAACAGATTATGAACTGTTGGGTGTGTTTAACAAACATCAAGATTTGCACATAGACAAAGAACAATGGCATCTGTTAGCAAATGAAACAGATAAACCTTTACGAATAGTTGAGATTCAATATGGCGAAAATTGTGTTGAAGAAGATATAGAAAGAAAATAATGATACCAGCTTGGCAAGTTTATAAAGATTGTAAATCTGCTGTGGACCAAGTTTCAGAATATAGCATGACTAGTGGCACTAGACTTGCACATACTTTTTACACAATTAAGGAACTAGACAAACAAAACATTGAGGGCGATATAGTTGAGTGTGGTGTTTGGAAAGGTGGACAAATTATTATTTCTTGGTTGGCAAACACAAACACTCAAAGAAATTTTTGGTTGTATGATACATTTGAAGGAATGACTACACCCACTGATGCTGATTTTAAAATAAACAAAGACGGCACTAAAGGATATGCCAAAGACAGTGGTAAATCCAAAAATGGTTTCGACCAATGGTGCAGAGCAGAAGTAGAAGAAGTAGAAGAAAATTTAAACAAGTTTATGATTCCACAAGCAAAACGTAACTTTATCAAAGGAGACGTGTGTAAGACACTAGATGATACAAGCAACTTGCCAAACAAAATAGCTTTTTTAAGACTTGATACTGATTGGTATGAATCAACACTTAAAGAATTACAAGTGCTATGGCCAAGAGTTGTTAAAGGCGGATACATGGTTTTGGACGACTACCTATCATGGCAAGGTAGCAAACGAGCCGTTCATGAGGTCTTTGGACCAAGTGTTAACATAAGTATTATTGACGAAAAAGCCGTGGTGATTAAGAAAGACTAACATGAAAAACAAAGTATTTGTCGGTTACGACACACGAGAAGATATTGCATATCAAGTATGTGAACACAGTATCTTGCAATATAATCAAGATGCAGAAGTCAGACCTTTGATACAAAAAGAATTACGTGATGTTAAATTGTATTGGAGAGGTGAAGATAAACTAGCGAGTACAGAGTTTACGTTCACACGTTTCCTTATTCCACACCTTTGCGATTACAAAGGTTGGGCATTGTTTATTGACAGTGACATTATATTTTTAGAAAATGTTGATAATTTATTTGCATTAGCAGATGACAAGTATGCTGTCATGTGTGTACATCATGACTACACACCTAAGCCAGGTACTAAAATGGACGGACAGGTACAAACAGTATATCCACGTAAGAATTGGTCAAGTGTTGTGTTATGGAACTGTGGACATCCTAGCAATCAAAAAATTACAGTAGACATGGTTAACAATCCAAACTATGATGGAAAATATTTTCATAGATTTAGTTGGTTAGATGATTCAGAAATTGGTGAGTTACCCAAAGACTGGAACTATCTAGTTGGTTGGTACACAGATGGAACACCAAGAGCATTACACTATACTGAAGGCGGACCATGGTTTAAAAATTATAGAAACTGCGACTACCATCAAGAATGGAAGGACGTTCTTTCTAGCATGATGGAGAGTAAGAGTGAGTGAAGGACTCGGAGAATGGGATCCTAGAGTGTTACCTACAAGACTAAAGCAACTGGTTGATGACATAATGTATTCTGTTGCTATCCATGATAATGAAAAAGCAGTCAGAGCCATTACAGATGTTTTTAGTGATGTAAGAAATCCTAAACTTATATGTATTGACAGCGGTATTAAAAAAGTTGAAAAGAAAGTAAAAGGATCATTTGGAATAGTTGATTCTTTTATTATGGGAATGGCTTTAGGCAGTGGCGGCAAGTATATAAGAGCAGATGATGTAAACGATTACTGGTCACACCCTGCTCCTTTTTTAGTGCGTGGATTGGGCAAACAAAAAATAATCAAAGAATGTATTGCACGTAAAAAGGATTTCTATTTTATGGACACTGGTTACGTAGGCAACAATCCTAGTTCAACTAATCCAAACGGCAAGAAAATTTATCACAGAATAGTTAAGAACGCATTACAGAATCTTCATATGCCAGAGAAAGAAGGCAATGAACATTTGTACGGAGGCGAACGTTGGAAAAGACTAGGCATTCAATACAAAGACAATGTACCTGGTAGAAAAATTTTAATTGTTCCTCCAAGTGAAAAGGTAATGAAATATTTTGAAAGAGATTTGGATCAGTGGATCAATGAAACAATTTTAGAAATTAAAAAGCATACATCAAGACCAATTGAGGTGCGTAAGAAACCAAGTAGAGAAGATAGAGTATCAGTAAACACAATAGAACAAGCACTAGATGATAATGTGCATTGTATGGTAACGTTTAATAGTATTGCGGCTCTAGAAGCAATGATATACGGAAAACCTGCAATAGTATTAGGACCTAATTGTGCTCAGGATCTTTGTGAAAAAAGATTAGACAGAATAGAATTTGTTAAGCACCCAGGCAGAAAACATCTAACTTGGTTATGTAGATATCTTGCAAATAATCAATTTACATATGAAGAAATGTTAAGTGGTCATGCTTGGAGACAGCTAGGAGGTGGACAATGAGAGTAGTTGGTTATACAAAAGTCATTCCACCAGGAAAGTATTCTAATAATAAATTACCAAAAGATAACCACAAGTTAGATATTATAAAAAATTTTATACAAGGTGTAAGAGAAGCAGGTGATAACGGTTTGGTATATGATGGTTATGAAATGCTTGACTCTGATGTTGCTGTTATGCAAGGCTTTTTACATGACAGATCCGATCATGTGCCACACATACAATTACGTAGAAACATAGCAAGTAACACTAGGAACAAATGGTTTATTACTGCTGACAGCAACTTATTTTTATACAAAGCAAAACAAAATGCTCCTTTTCATTATTTAAGATACAGTATCAACGGAGTTTTCAGTGACACAGGAATATATTGTAATGATAAGTTTACTGACATGAATTGGAGAAACATACAAAGAGATTTAGGCGTAAGTTTAAAGCCTTGGTCAATTAACGAAAGAGATACAGTCCTGTTATGTTTACAACGTAACGGTGGTTGGAGTATGAAAGGCAAGGACGTTGTTAGTTGGGCAAATGAAAAGATTAGACAAATCAGAGAACACACAAACAGACCAATTATAGTAAGGCCTCACCCTGGAGATAAGAAAGCACCAGAATATGTAAAAGGAATAGTTGGCGACAATGTTAGAATTAGTTTTGGAGAACACATAGAACATGACTTGGCTCATGCTTTTGTTACAGTAGGATTTAACAGTTCTCCTTTAGTTGCAAGTGTAATTGAAGGAGTGCCAATCATTGTTGAAGATCCTAAGTCAAGTCAAGTAGAAGAAGTGTGTCATACTGATCTATCTCAAATGGTTAAACTGCAACCATTTGATCGCGAAGAATGGATAAGAAAGATTGCTCAATGCCATTGGAGTTTTGCGGATCTACGTAGTGGAGAAGCATGGCAGTGGATGAAGCAGTATCTTAAATGACATGGTTATTACTAGGAATATTATTAGGATTTGCAATACGGTTTTCATCAAAGCCGTACAAGAGCGAAAAAGATAAATTTAAAGATCCATGGAACTGGACAGGATTTGGATAAAATGATAAACGTAACTTGCATAACAACATTTCATGAACCCGGAATGAAACAATATGGACAAAGGTTTATAGACTCATTTAGTGAAAAGGTTGATCCACAAATTAAACTAATTGTGTATGCTGAAAAATGTCAACCTATATCAAATGATCCAAGAATAATAATTAAAGACGCTGACAACACATTACCTGAACTACAAGCATTTAAACAAACTTGGAAAGATGTTCCTAAAGCAAATGGCAAGTGTCCTTGGCCAGAAAGAAGACCCAGAGACAATCATAAAGAATTTAAATGGGACGCAGTAAGATTTGCAAACAAAGTTTATGCTGTATTTGAAACAGCAAAAGATCCTAGCATTGATATTTTAGTTTGGATGGACGCAGACACTTTTGTACACAGTCCTATTTCATACACAGAATTTAGAAATCTAGTTCCGCACACACAATGGTTACACTATCTTGGTAGAAATAAAAAATGGCCTGAGTGTGGCTTCTACGGATTGACACTAAGAACTGAAGGTGCAACTGCATTCTTAAAAGAGTTTCAACGTGTGTATGATGAAGCAGAAAACAACGGAATATTCAATATGGAAGAATGGCATGATAGTTATGTATTCTGGGAAGTTTTAAAAAAGATCAAACCACAACACCCAAACATAAAAGATTACAGCGGACATCTTATCAATGGTGAAGGACATCCGTTAATTAATTGTGAACTAGGAAAATACTTTGATCATTTGAAAGGTGTGCGTAAAGACGAAGGCAAAAGTAGAAAAAGAGATTTGTTACAGCCACGCACAGAAGCTTACTGGTTATGAGCTACGAATATATTGCAAAAGAATTAAAAAAGGTTTTCACAGAAGAACGCAGACAAAAAAGAAAGGTTAAACACAAAGCGAAACGCAAAGGTCGTATTGATAAGAGAACAGGACGACCAGGTAAAGCAAAATGAAGTTTAGTTTATTTAGGGAGTATGGTGCACAAAATAGTCGACCAGTTTTTGATGCTTTTGCTAGTAGCCTTTCTGATGCCGGCCATACTGTTGTTGATAATTCTTACGACTGTGACATTGGCGTTATTTGGAGTGTGCTATGGCATGGGCGAATGGCTCCTAACAAGAAAGTCTGGGACGACTTCGCAACACACAACAAAAAAATAATAGTATTAGAGGTAGGTGGGTTACAAAGAGGTACCACATGGAAAGTTGGTATAGGTGGCATCAATAGAGAAGCATACTTTGGTCCAAAAGGAAATGATGATACCAGAGCAAAAAAACTAGGACTACAATTACAGCCTTGGACAGACAACGGCGATAGCATAGTGATAGTAGGGCAACATGAACGTTCACATCAATGGCGTTACAATCCTAATATGTCTAGTTGGGTAAGTGAACAGATAAGAAAAATAAGAGAATACACAGATAGAGATATTGTATGGAGACCACACCCTAGATTTCCTGTAAACAATCTGGAAGAAGATTTCAAAAACGTGTTTAGGCAAAATCCTGTGCAAGTGCAAGACACTTATGATGACTTTGACTTCAGTTGCAGTGGAGCATACGCAGTTGTAAACCACAGCAGTAATCCTGCTACACATTCAGTTATTAATGGTGTACCAGTGTTTGTAAGTCAAGCAAGTTTAGCCTATGAAGTAGGCAATTCAAACTACGATACAATCAATAATCCAAACAAACCAGACCGCAGTCAATGGCTCAACGATATTGCATATACTGAGTGGACATTGGAAGAAATTGCCAACGGAGAACCACTAAATCGGTTGACTTCTGCACTATAATATCATATAATATATGAATGCACAGAAGAGTTCTATCCAAAAAAGCACTAAACACAGAAGACTGTTTGGAAATAGCCGCGGGTATTAGTGACCTAAAACATCACGCAGATCCAGAGCTACAAAAGGTCCAAAACTTTTCGTTACACCAAGACAATGCTAACATCATGTTCAGTATTGCAAAGCAAGTGTTCAGAGGTACTGCTCTAACTTTTAAACAATACCAACTCGTAAAAAAATTATTGTTGGAATATTATGTAGACCAATTTACAGATCATGGTATTGATTTAAAAGAAGCAGTTGAAAAATTACGTCAGCCTTTACGTAAAATAGACAGCAGTCATTGGATAAAATTTACTACTGTGAAAGATAGATATGGCCAGGACAATAATACTGTTGCAATTAGATTTCCTTTTAACAAGAAGGTAATAAAGTATATTGAAGAACTTAAAAACAATAGTGACAAAGAATATCATTACGAAAAACACACGCATTACTTTCCTATACAAGAACAATATATTTACAAACTTGTTGAGATTGCAAAAAAGTTTGATACAAAGTTTGACATAGAACAAAAAGTTTTAGACATATATAACGAATTAAAAGCTATGGAGAAAGTTCCGCAAGACTATGTGCCTGGCATTTACGATTTTAAATTTAAAAATTATCCTACCAAAGGACAGGATATATGTTTGAGTGAGATAGGAGAACCAAATTATCAAAACTTGTATAGGTACTTTGATAGAAGGCATTACTATGGTTTAAATTATTTTAATACTGCCAAGGTTGCTGAAAGTGCCAAAGACCTAAGCACACTTACCAAAAAAGTTTTGGAACGTCAAAGTAATTTAATTTGCATTAATTCAAATACTTGGAGATTGATGCAAGTTCTTGAAATGGTTGATGAATTAAAAAGGTATCCTCTTCTTGTTCTTATAAATCCAGAGTCTTGTTATGAAGAATTAAGTTTGTTCAATAATCTGTTTACAAACTATGTGCCAAAGAAAGAAATGTCCGTTATGTTTAGAATGGACACAAAGAAAGGCAACAACGCCATACAATTTAACCGATATGTGAAGACCTGGGGCTTAAATAATAATGTTGACAAAAACACAAGAATAGTGTATATTAGTAATAATAAAGTTCCTAAGCCATTATTGAAAAATGGTTTTAGGCCAAAAGGCATTCTCACAATAGGCAGTAAAAAAACTAATAGCACTATCAACGATTATGTCCATGGACATGATTTGATAATGCAATATGATTCGGATGTGAGTCCGCATTACAGTTATGGATATTATAAAGCAGAACAAATATGATAAGTTGTAGAATTGTCATTCAAGACGAAGTTAACGTCAAGGTAGAAAACTTACCTGTTGAGTATAGACGTAAGATAGCTAACAAGCTAAAGTTCCAGGTGCCTTATGCACGTTATCTTCCACAATACAAACTAGGGAGATGGGATGGAAATATATCTTTTTTCGGAATTGGTGGTACTGGTTACGTTAATCATCTTGATATCATTGTAAACACACTTGTTGACGCAGGCGTTGAAATAGCAGAGATACAAGACAAGAGAGTAAAACATAACCTTACTTTTAACACCATAGACGAAAACTATTGGCAAGGCAAAACTTGGCCTAAAGGACACCCAATGGAGGGTGAGCCAATAGTTCTAAGAGATTATCAAGTAGAAGTAATAAACAAGTTTATAGAAAATCCACAATGTTTACAGGAAGTTGCCACTGGTGCAGGTAAAACAATTATTACTGCAACACTATCGCACTTATGCGAAAAGCTAGGTAGGACAGTAGTAATTGTTCCAAACAAATCACTTGTAACACAAACAGAAGAAGACTATGTAAACTGTGGATTAGATGTTGGAGTATATTTTGGTGACAGAAAAGAACTTGGCAAGACACACACAATTTGTACTTGGCAAAGTTTAAACATACTAGACAAGAAAACAAAAGACGGAGAAGCAGTTTTAACATTAGCTGAATTTTTAGATGGCGTTGAAACTATTATCATAGATGAAGTTCATCAAGCAAAAGCAGAAGTGCTAAAGAAATTACTAACACAAAATTTAAGAAATGCACCTGTGCGTTGGGGACTTACAGGAACTATACCCAAAGAACAATTTGAATTTCAAAGCATATTAGCAAGTATAGGACCAGTAATAAATCAAATAAGTGCAAAAGAACTACAAGACAAAGATGTATTAAGCAAGTGCCATGTTAACATTGTACAACTGATTGATACTTCAGTCTACACCACATATCAAGAAGAATTAAAGTATCTCGTCACAAACAAAGACAGAATAAAATACTTGGCAAAGATGTGTGCAGGAATCAAAGACAGTGGTAACACGTTGATACTTGTAGACAGAATAAGTGCAGGTGAGCAACTGCAAGAAGCAATACCAGATTCGGTCTTTATAAAAGGTGATGTAAAACTTAAAGACAGGAAAGAACAATATGATGAAATCAAAGAAGCTACAAACAAAGTTTTAATTGCAACTTACGGAGTAGCGGCTGTTGGAATCAACATACCAAGAATATTTAATTTAGTATTAATTGAACCAGGCAAATCATTTGTAAGAGTGATACAATCAATAGGCAGAGGTATTAGAAAGGCAGAAGACAAAGACTTTGTGCAGATATGGGATCTGACATCAAGTTGTAAGTATGCAAAAAGGCATTTAACACAAAGGAAAAAATTCTATAGAGAAGCAGAGTATCCTTTCACTATGGAGAAGATTGACTGGGCATGAAAAAATTTACAGTAGAAATAAAAGCCGGTGACGAAATATTAGTTGGACGTTTTAGAAATGTTGCAACTAAAATTAAAAGCATAGAGGTTGATGAAAAAGGTCAACCTATATTAGTAACAAGCAAAGGACGTAAAAATTTATTCAGTTGTAGGATCAGTAAGTTAGATCCAGATACAGGAAAACTTACTCCTAAAGAAATTATGAAAATGAGAAAAGAATGAGAATATTAACATTAGATAACAAAACGTTTCACCTGAATAACTTACCACAGGAACTAAAAGATGATGTAAGATTTAGTGTGCTGGACAACAGTAATCCTAAAGAACCTGACTTCTTTTTTATTCCTTTGATATTCCTTGAAAGTTTTAATAGTCCTGCAATGGTATTAGAAATAAATGGACATGAAATAACAATGCCTATAGATTGGAATCTAGCAGTAGGTGATAGTGAAGGTTCAGGCGATATAGAAGTATTGCCGTTGACAAGTTTGAACGACAGAGGCTTTGAAGCATTCCTTTACAATCCACTCACAGGATATACAATGCAATGGGGTGAAGTAAAGATCACAAATTTTTATAATGATATGAAATGGTATTTTCCTAAAACTAAAAATGGACAACTAATTGGTACACCTATCACTGACGGTAAGAATCCTTTGTGTGCTTGGTTTATCAAAGACATTAGTAGACAAAGTGAAACAATAGATTATGGCTTACTCATCTGACAGTTTAGTTTTAAATTTTTATACTAATCAACAGTATGTAATAGATCAATGCAAACCTCAACTTGCGAAGAAATGGATACCGGAGTGGTGGAAAAAACTTCCTGCAAGTAGAACTGAATTTGACTTATCAACAAATGGCAATCTATATACTGATGGTTCTCCTGTACCAATAAGTAGCATGAAACAATGTCCTGCTATCAACGAAATATTAAAACAGGGTGTGATTATTCCAAGTTGGTGTGAACTTCATTTAGAGTGTGGACCAGATGGACAACTAAACCAAAGAGTGTTTCCCGAACATACTGCTTTACTGCCACATGATGAACAAGACTGGAACTTTCACAAGCCAGGATATGCTCATGTTAAGGTAGGCAGTCCTTGGTTAATGACAGAAGAAACTGGTGTACAATTTATGTGGATCAAGCCTGAATGGCATCAGAAAGATCCTTTAGCATACTGGGGAGTGCCTGGAATAATTGAATACAAGTATCAACACGCACTATTGAACAACATAATGGTACCGTTTAATTCAAGGGTAAAAATTAATACTGGAGATCCATGGTTACAAATAATTCCTTTGAGTGACAAACCAATTGAAATAAAGTGCCACCTTGTTAGTGCAGAGGAAATGACAAGGTTAAATACTACAAACATTTCTGCTGTCGGATCCTATGCGAAGTCTATCCACAATAGAAAAAGACAAGATGAAAGAGACAAATATGAAGACAATTAGTGAAGAATATGTAATACAACTTGAAAAGTTGCACGACCAAAAAGCATCTTTCGGTGATGCAAAAGGACTTAAACCAATAGCAAAATGGATTGATAAATTTAAGCCAACAAGTGTTTTTGATTATGGTTGTGGCAAGGGTGGAGTTGTAAAAGCTATCACTGAATCATATCCAGATATAAAAGCAATAGGTTGGGATCCAGGACATCCTGACTTTAAAGAAAGAGCTCCAGGACCATACGATATGCTTATCAGCACAGACGTACTTGAACATATTGAACCTGTGTTCTTAGACAATGTACTTAAAGATGTACATGAAACATTTAGTAAGTGTGCTTTCTTAATTATTGCAACAAGTCCTGCTAAAAAGTTTTTAGCTGATGGACGTAACGCACACTTAATAGTTGAAACACCAGGGTGGTGGAAAACTAAAATTGAAGAAAATATGCCAGGTGTAAAATTTGTGCATCATGAATTTGTTGAAAAAACAAGAACGGATAAACAAGGTAACGTTAAACCTAACAACAAATATATTGTGGTGCTAGAAAAGTAATGTGGGACTTTTGGACATCAATTTTATTTCTATGCATAGCACTTCCTATATCGTTAGGCATAATGGCTTTATTAGGTTGGGCAGATTCAGAAGGGCATAAAAGGAAAGACGATTAATGCAACCATTAGAATCATACTTGAAAAAAATTCCAGAATTTAAAGGAGCCAATTGGCTCATACGTACACCACTTGCTATTGTTTTTATTTTACAAGGATTACAAAAACTTCCATTAAACATAGAAGACGCAGAAGCATTTGGCTTGCCTATGCAAGTTTGGTTTTTCGTTGCTTGGGGAGAATTGTTTGCAGGAATATTTTTATTAGTAGGTGGACTGACCATAGCACTTAGACCAGGTGTTGGTGATATGCTTACAAGATTTGCAGGCATAGTAATCTGTGGTATTATGACAGGAGTAATACTTATTAGTGAACCTGAAAGTGTTATGTACGTAATACTATATGAACATTTCCATTTGATGTTGTACTGTGGTGGATTGTTCTTTGCATTGAGAGGAAATAGAGTCAAGTGAGCTTTACAAATTTAATCACAACTGCAATCGATTATGTCGTAGATGATATTAGAAACAAACCTAACCCAACTGTTTGCGAGTTAGGAAATCAAAGATTGAAGAATAATAAGTCAAGAGCAAAACTTTATCAACGTTTAAATATTCATACAACACCAACTAGCACTAAAGAATTTTTTTTAGGTTTAGGATTCAAAAGATACCTAGCCATTGACGTAAACACTGACATGGACGCAGTTGCTATGGATCTTAACACAGACATAAGCAAACAATATAACTGGACTGAAAAGTTTGATCTAGTTACTAATAACGGCACAGGTGAACACGTTTTTAATCAATATACTGTATACAAGAACACACATGACTTAACAAAGGTAGGTGGCTATATGATACACGTACTACCTTTTTACCGTTGGGTTGATCACGGCTTTTTTAATACGCAACCTAATTTGTATCCATGCCTAGCTTTACAAAACAACTATGATCTAAAAGGCTTGTGGATAGGAACAAGCAATGGCGATAGACTTGAAAAGTGTCCAACAGAAAAGTTAAGAAGATACAAGGGCTATAGAAATGATTTTCAATTAGATACTTGGGAACGTGATCCAATGATATGTGCTATACTAAAGAAAAATGTTGATGCTGAATTTGAAATACCACAACAACATTTGTATAGCGGAGAAAATATAACAAGCGACGAGATCGGAAAGAAATACAAATGAATAGTCAGTTAAGTGTATTACAAAATTTTAAACAAGAAAATTTACACATGGAACCATTTCCATACATACACATTCCAGAAGTTTTGCCTTGGGATTTGTATGAAAGATTAGAAAGAGAATACCCTGAACAGTATTGTACAAAGAACGAAACAACAGGCTTTGGTACTATACGTTACAAGCAACATGAGTTCGATTATGAAAATGCAGTTACTCCTTTATGGCGTGACTTTGCAAATTATCATACAAGCATGGAATTTAAAGAAAACTTATTACGTGTGTTTAGAACAGGAATAACAAAACTGTATCCTAAAGGATCAATCGAACTTAGACATTTTCCTGAAGACCTCTACACAAAATATATCAGAGCAGGAGTGAGCCAAAGAAAAGCTCCTGAAGGTGGTAGTGTAAGAATGGAAATGCAATTTGTTATGAATGCTATTGATCAAAAACAAATACGTACACCACACGTAGATCAAGCAAAAGAATTATTCGCTTGTTTGTTTTATTTTAAAAAGCCTGAAGACAAAGGTACAGACGGTGGATTAAACATTTATAAAAACAAAGAAGGTATACAATGGAAACCATTAAAAGGAAGAAAAGTAGACCTTGATGATATTGAAGTAGTAAATCACATACCATACAAACGTAACACAATGGTTTGTTTTATTAATAGTTTGAATAGTCTACATGGTGTGACACCTAGAGAAAATCCGTCACACATTAGACGTTATATAAACATAGACGGACATATTGTTGAGAAACTTTTTTCATTTAAGGAGTAGTTATGAAAGTCAAAAAAGATGAATATGAATCACTAGCAGAGTGCATAAGATCAGATCAAGTTCCTGCAAATCACATAGCAGAATATTTTACTGACAAAGCATTTTACAGTTGGTACAGTAAGAAATACTTTAAAGGACAAGAACATGAAAGCAGGTAAGATTTGGGGACAAACAGAACTTATTCATGCTAATGGAGTTTTAGAATTCCATAGAATAAAATTTAAGAAAGGTTTCAAATGTTCTGAACATGAACATAAATTTAAATGGAATGGCTTCTTTGTTGAATCGGGCAAGATGATTGTTCGTGTTTGGCAAGATGATCAGGAAGGTTTAGTTGATGAAACTATTCTTGAAGCAGGAGACTTTACCCAAGTCAAGCCTGGAAAAGTGCATCAGTTTGAAGGCTTAGAAGACGGAGTTGCTTTTGAATTGTACTGGGCTGAATTCAATCACGATGATATCGTAAGAAGGACAGTAGGCACAAAAGTTTGAAAATAATTTTAACTTAACAAAGGAACGACTATGCCCAAAAAAGAAGAGGCTTTAATTTATGAGTCACCCGACGGAGGCGAAACAGTCTACGCCCATTACAGAGATAGACCTGAAATAGAAAGATGGCTTGTATCAAAGCCCAATAAACAACCAGATATATTTGAGTATAAAGATTTTGAAGACTGCAAATATTACGCAAAAGACTATCCGATACTACAGAAACAACTTGACAAACTTAAGACAATATGGTATACTATAAAAGATGAAGCCGAAAAGAAAACTGCCTCTGAATGAAGTCTTTATGGCTATGGACATGGACGCAAAAGGCGCCTATGATGAGTGGTCTGATGAAGAAAGAAAAGAACTAAACTTTTGGTTATTGAATCGATATGCAAGTTCGATAGCAGGATCAAGAGATGCAAAAGAATGGGCAGTGGTTTCGACAAATGAATACTATAACAAGAATTGGAATATATTAGGAACAAGACATCCTAAACTACAATGGCAGTTGCTATGTGCAACGCACAACGCATCACGCAAGTCAAGACAACACGTCTGGCAAGGATTAAAACAAAAAGGTGGAGATGTTAAAGTCGTAAAGTGGTTGAAGGATATGTTTCCAAACATGAAAGAAGATGAGGTAAATTTACTTGCTACAATATCTACAAAACAAGAACTCAAACAATACGCAGAAGACCACGGGTTGGATAAGAAAGATGTCAAATTCTAAACCATTTACTTGTCCTTATTGTGGTGCAAGTTTTACAAGAGAAAAAACTCTTGCAGTTCATATGTGTGAAAAGAAACGTAGACACTTTCAAAAAGATGAGAAACGTGTACAGATTGGCTTCTTGACTTTCAATAGATTTTACAAATTGTGTCAAAAGGCAAAAGAAGATAAAACATATGAACAGTTTTGTGATAGCCCATACTACAATGCATTTGTAAAGTTTGGATCATTTGTAAACAATGTGCGTCCATTGTATCCAGAGAGATATGTAGACTATGTTGTAACAAGTGGAGTAAAACTTGATCAGTGGTGCAGAGAAGAAATGTATGAACGTTATGCACTAGAACTAATACTAAAAGAAAGTGTTGAAACTGCATTAGAACGTAGTGTGAAGACTATGATGGACTGGGGTGAAGACAAAGAAGCACGTTGGCAAGATTACTTCAACTATGCAAGTTTGAATAGAGCAACGCAAGATATTAAAGATGGAAAAATAAGTCCTTGGTTAATTTTAAATTGCAAGTCAGGTAAAGAAATGATGGGCAAGTTTAATGATGAACAACTACAAATTGTATATCATGTTATGAATCCACAGCATTGGGCTTTGCGTTTCAAACGTCATGTAGCTGATATAGAACTTGTAAAAGAAATAGTGAAAGAAGCAGGATTGTAATGCCAGATATTGATATAGATTTTGCTGATAGAAATGTAATACTTGATAAGATTAATCATCGTGTTGCAAAATTAAACAAAGATAAAAAACACAACACAGGTGTTTATGTAACAGAGATTCCACACAATCCTGTGGATAATATGTCTACACTTGATTATGAACAAGCAGAAGACAGAGGATATTTTAAACTAGACTTTCTTAATGTAAGTTTGTATAAAGATATTACAAGTGAAGAACAACTTAACAAATTGTTATCAAAGGAGCCGTTATGGGATTTACTCACGCACAAAGAATTCAGCGACAAATTATTTCACGTAGGAGAACACAGTGGTCTGCTACAGAAACTAAAGCCAACAACGATAGAGCAACTGGCGGCGACACTGGCAGTGATAAGACCAGCAAAGAGACACTTGCAAGACAAGACATGGAAAGAGATACTAGAACAGGTATGGATAAAGCCAAGTGATGGATCATATTACTTTAAGAAAGCACACGCAGTTGCATACGCACACGCCATTGTTGTGCAAATGAATTTGATATGTGAACAACTTTATGAAGCCAACTAAAGTAACATTTTTTACAAACTACGAAGAACTTAAATTAAGTTTGCCACCCGTGCCTGCAAGTAAGTTTTGGCCTGAATGGTTCAAAAAGCAAAAGACACCAGAAGTGCCTATGTCACAGGAAATGATTGACCGTGGTGGACCTAAGACTGTAAAAAGTTGTCCAGGTATATTAGATGTGCTTAACATGGGTTACATTATCCCTTTATGGTGTGATTACAAAGTTGTACGTGTACCTGAAACACATGAACAACCACAAGGCATTAGATGGAGAATGCCTGGAGGTCAACAAAGTATGTTTGGTGCAAGTACGCATCCTATGGAACAAATATCTACATATCCATTTGGTCCAGACACATTCAAAGGCAGTTTTAAATTTATGAATCCTTGGTACATTAAGACTCCTCCTGGATACAGTTGTTATGTAATTGCTCCATATTACAACAAACATAAAAATTTAGAAATAATGAACGGTGTTATTGATACTGACTTGTATCATGAAGCACACATAAACAGTTTCTTCACTGCACCAATAGGAGAAGAAATAACATTTGATTATGGTATGCCTATATGTCAAGTCATTCCTTTCAAGAGAGAAGATTATGAAATGGAAGTTGCAGTTGGTGATCATAGAAGTATCAAGAACAAGGTAACACAATTCATACACAACAGTTTATTCAAGGCACAACATTATAGAGAAAAGTTAAGTCCTAAAAGGTATAAATGATTGAAAGAAAGTTAACGGATTTTGAAATAGAAGAAAAAACATCAGGCGGTGCTGTTTACGAAGCAGGTGTCAAAGAAAGTAAACGCAGTAAAGCATTAAGAAGAATTGCACAACCATTGATGGACAAGTATTGGAAAGACCGTGGACAAGATGTAACCACACTACATAGAGTTTACAAGGTAGCAGAATATTTGTTAGAACGTAGCAAAAGGCACAAATGATAATAGACAAAATAAAAGCACGTGGAGAAGAAATGGCTCCATTAGAAGGACATGACCGATTGCAATACCTAATTGATATTGCAAGGGAAGTAGAACCGTTGCCAGATAACGAGAAGATAGATGAAAACAAAATTAGAGGTTGTGCAAGTAATCTTTGGGTAGTAGGAGAAATGAATGAAGACGGAACCATGTCATATAGACACGATGCAGATGCTTGGATAACAAAAGGAACTGCAAAAGTTTTAGTTGATTTGCTTAATGGTGAACATCGAAGTGCAATAGCAGAATTAACATTAGAGAGTTTTGAGGGCTTGGGTATAAAACAATTACTTACTATGCAAAGGCAAGTAGGCTTTGGTAGTCTAGTAGAAAGAATGATTGCAATAGCAAAAACTTATGGACTTTGAACACGGTATACTATTCTTTTTTATAGGAATGGGTGTGACAGTGGTTGGCTTTTTTATAGCTTATCTTGTTGCAATAAAAAACTACAAGAAAGAATTAGAGGATAAAAAACCAAAGGAAGGGCCACTTACTTTTTTATAAATGGCTTACGTACAAGTTGCACACTCTTTCGCTTTACCCTTTTAATTGCTAAATTTCCTATGTTGACTACTGGACCAGTAGTTACTTTAACATCTTTACTATTCATTGTGATTAAACTGTGCCTGAAGTTGGCAAACTCTTTGGGTAGGAATATACTGATAGGTATTGTTCGATTGCTTTCATGCCACCAGACCTCACCCATCTCTATGAACATCTTCTTTTCTTCTTCTGCCTTAAGCAACGTGTAAACGTACATACTTGTTACGTTATTGTCCTGGTTGTTAATGATACCTACGTATTCATTGCCACCGTACTGCACAATGCTTAAAAAGGGGAAGTTCTTCTCAATATCTTTTAATAACATTTTCTCGATAAATATGTGTATGCAACTAACATATCGATATTTAGCAACCAATAAGTCAGTATTGATAGCAGATCTGACTAACAACATAACGGAGTATAGACCAGTGTACGCAAGAAATATGATAGTCTACAGAGGCATAGATAATACTCTAACCTTTGAGATTAAAAACCATGACCAGAAGCCTGTAAGTATATTAAACACTTACAAGCCTTATTTTGTAATGTTTGACGAAAACAATACGCAAATTTTAGAACGTGAAGGAACAATTAAAGAAACATCTACTCCTTCATTCAAAGGACAATTTACTGTTAAGGTATCAGAGAATGACCTGCTCAGTTTAAAGTCACAGTTCGCCAGCTACAATGTCTACTTGGTTGCTACATCTGACAATGCTAAAACACTGACCTATGCGAACACTCATTACAATGCTAAAGGCACTATTGAAATTAAAGGCGATGCTTTTCCAGGGCCATCAAACAGTTACAGCATCAAAACTTTTACAGAAACTGGTGTTGACACAGACATATTTGTTAGTGAAACTATTACGGCAGAGCCGGCACTAAATGGTAATGAAGCACTTCACACAGCGGCCATTTACAGCACAGACTTTGCTGGTGATGTGTTCATAGAAGGCACATTAGAAAACGCAGTCACAGGACAAACCAAATTTGGTGACATAGTAAAGGTCAACATAGCAAGTTCTACGCAACCAAACTATGTAAACTTCAATGGCGTATTCAATCATTTAAGAGTTAGATATACCAAAACTTCTGGAACAATTGATAAGGTTTTAGTTAGAAACTAGTTGACTTTTTATTAAGACTATACTATAATAATATTGTTATGAGTAGTTTGGTCTTTGATACATTAATCGCACATCTTCCCGCAAAACGGAAAACAACTCCAAGTGGTTGGACTAGCTTCAATGCCCCATGTTGTCACCATAACGGAACTACTCAAGACACAAGACAACGTGGCGGTTTGATTACTAATCCTGCTGGCGGTGTTTCTTATCACTGCTTCAACTGTGGATTCAAAGCAAGTTGGAACGAAGGACGTAAACTTTCTGTCAAGATGAAAAGATTATTGCAATGGCTAAACGCATCTGATGACACAATTACTAAATTGGCTTTAGCAGTTCTACAGTATAATGAAACACAAGGTTTGACTCAAGACATTGTTTCCTTGCCAGAGTTTAAAACTGTGGAACTGCCTGAAGGTGCAAGACCAATTAATCAATGGGACGACTGGCAGGCACTAGAGCCAACTGGTGTTGATAGTAATCTAGTAAAGGTTGCTGAGTACATGAAGAAGAGGCAACTCAATCATGATGATTACAATTTCCATTGGACACCCAAGCTAGGTTATAGAGATAGATTGATTGTTCCATTTTATTATAAAGATGAAGTTGTTGGCTGGACTGCAAGAAAAGTTGTTGATGGCACTCCTAAATATTTGAGTGAACAACAACCTGGGTATGTGTTTAACTTTGATGCACAACACTACAAAAGAATATTCTGTATTGTTGTTGAAGGTCCGTTTGATGCACTAGGCGTAGATGGTGTTGCGTTGCTAGGAAGTGAAGTCAAAGATCAACAGGCACTACTAATCAAATCATTAAATAAAAAGGTTATACTTGTTCCTGACAGAGATGATAATGGTAAAAAATTATTAGAACAAGCAATTGACTTGGGTTGGTCAGTTAGTATGCCTGACTGGGACGAAGATGTCAAAGACGTAAATGACGCAGTAATGAAATATGGCAAAATGTATACTTTACACACAATAGTATCTTCCACAGAAGACAATGAACTAAAAATTAAATTAAGGAGCAAACAATGGTTTGGTTAAAAAATATGTTTAATAAAATTGTAAGCTACTTTGAAAATTGGAAGGAACAAAGGAAGTTCAAAAAGAGAATCAAAGAGTTACAAAAGAAAGATCCGTTTATATACAAGTAGGAAACATTATGGAAAAGCAAGACAGAACAGAAGAAGCATACAGAATTATTGAAAGCAAAGTAAATGAATTACTTGGCGACAAAGCAGGTTACGATCCTTTAGAAATAGCAGGAGTAATGTGTGCCCAAGCAATTAAAATTTACAAAACTTGTTTGAATGAAAATGATTATGATGATATAATGGAGGCAATATTTGTTTCTAGAGATAACGTTGAAAAAATGAAAGGTCCAACAAAACACTAATGCAATATAATATTATCAGACCATTTGGCCCAACAATATATCACGGACGTTTAACAAGCGACGAAATAGATTATCTAAAGCAAGTTGCAAAGGATACAGAAGAAGCTAGGAACAATGTTGGATATGATTTGGCTGGTAACATCAAAGAACAATTAGGTATTGCAGTTAAGGACATGGATAGATTTAATCATGTGATTACACCACATATTAGAAACTATGTAAAATATGATGACGAAAGAATGAGAAGCCATTTGCTTATAGATGACAGCGATGAAAAAGATTATGACAAAATAAGTTTTAGTTTAGGATCAGGACCTTGGATTAATTTTCAAACAGCAAACGAATTTAATCCTATGCACAGCCACGCAGGTATGATTAGTTCAGTTGTGTACATAGATGTTCCTGAAGAAATACAAAATGAAGAATATACAAAAGATACTAATATGAATTGCCCAGGACAAATAGAATTCATGTATGGACCAGACGTGGTAGGTGCCAATGGCACACACAAGATAGTTCCTAAGACAGGAGACTTCTTACTGTTTCATGCAGGTTTAAAACACACAGTATACCCATTCAAATCAAACGTAACTCGTATAAGCATGAGTTTCAATGTAATGGGCGTAACATTTATGGAAGGAGAGAACTGATGACTGAGTTCACAGAAGGAATGCAAAATGCATTTCGCAGAATTCTAACTGGTTCAAGTTTGTCACTTGCTTTAATATATACCCTTGGACATATCATAATTGCTATGTCAGTGGTTACAGTTTTAACAGGTGCAAGTTTATGGGAGGCTGGTGCAGTAGCACTTGTTGAGCCTAGTATAAACGGTGTATGGTTTTATATCTTACACACTGGTTGGAAAAAAATGAAAGGAATATAATGAGTACACTTATACCAATGGTAGTTGAGTCTACCAACAAAGGAGAAAGAGCCTACGACATTTACAGTAGACTATTGAAGGATAGAATTGTAATGTTGAATGGTCCTGTTGAAGATCATAGTGCAAACGTTGTAGTTGCACAAATGCTTTTCTTGGAAAGTGAAAACCCTGAGAAGGATATAAATTTTTATATCAATAGTCCAGGTGGAGTAATAACTAGTGGAATGAGCATATACGATACTATGCAATACATCAAGTGTGATGTCAGCACAATAGTATTAGGACAGGCTTGTTCAATGGGTTCATTTCTTGCTCAAGCAGGTGCTCCTGGCAAAAGAATATTATTGCCAAACAGTCGTACAATGATACATCAACCAAGTGGTGGTGCAAAAGGTATGGCAAGTGATATTGAAATACGTTACAAAGAGATTCAATATCTAAAAGAAAAATTAACAGAGCTATATGTAAAGCACAATACAGCAGGTAAAACTTATGACGACTTCATGAAAGATATGGATCGTGATTACTTTATGAGTGCAGAAGAAACAATAGCATATGGTCTTGCAGATAGGATCGAGGAGAAACGTAAGTGATAGTTTGGGGTATTGTTGGTAACAGTCATGATGCCAGTATAGCAGTTTTTAAAGATGGAAAACTGATATGGGCGGCTTTGGCGAAAGACTTCTCTAAGATAGAACACGATCCCCATTTGAATCCAGACCTTGTGAACGCCGCTAAAGAAGCCAGCGGTTGGAGATTGCAAGTGCCAGACAAAGTTGTTTGGTATGAAAAACCTTTCCTTAAAACGTTGCGTCAATTGAAGGCAGGACAAGGTTGGTTAGCAAGTGAAAACAATATCAAAAAATATCTAAGCAAGTGGAATATAAATGCTCCTATTGAGTATGTGCAACATCATAGAGCTCATGCGGCTTATGGTTTTTTCACTAGCGGATTAACTAATGCAACAATCATGTGCTTGGATTCAATAGGTGAGTTTGAAACGTTTACTATATGGACAGGTGATTCATACGTACCTGGTGCAGGACTAAAGCAAGTGTATTCAGGAAAGTATCCACATAGTGTTGGCTTGTTCTATAGTGCAATGACACAACGATTAGGATTGAAAGCAAATAGAGATGAATACAAAGTAAGTGAGATGGGTATGGATATTGCTACACATGAAAACTTACATCTTATCAATGACATGATTGAAACCTTTATTGCTAAACCACTCGATGGATCAAAGCCAGGCGTAAAGTTTAAGGTAAACTTACATAAAGGTTGCGATTGGTACAAGCCAGACCTTACAACAGAACAAGATATGAAAAGGTTAGCGAATGCAACACAATTTGTATTTGAAACAATTTTAAAATCAAATAATGATTGGTGCATGAAAAACTTACCAAGTCGTAATTTAATCTTGACAGGCGGTTGTGCGTTAAATAGAGATGCAGTGAAGAAAATCAGAAAATATTGGAATTACGTTTATGTGCCAAAAAATCCAGGTGATCCAGGCAGTTGCATTGGTTCAGTTTTGGCTTTGGAAAATAGGCATATTGACTTTGATGAGCAAGTGTGGTATAATAAAAAATAATGAAACAAAATACAGATTACGGATTCGAAATACAGAAAACTTATCTTGAGATCATGTTGAGTGATGCTCAAACGTTTGTGCGTTGCCAAGCAATATTTGATCCAGAAAGTTTTGATCGTAAACTAAAGCCAGCGGCAGAGTTTGTAAAAAATTTTGTTGCTGAACACAACACACTTCCTACAGAACAGATTGTAAACAGTAATAGCCCACAAGTAAAACTAACTATTCCAACAGGACTAAATGAACAACACTATGATTGGTTGTTGAGCGACTTTGAAACTTTCAGTAGACACAAAGCACTAGAACGTGCAATACTTGAAAGTGCTGACTTGCTTGAAAAAGGTGAATATGGTCCAGTTGAAGTAAAGATCAAAGACGCAGTACAGATAGGATTACAAAAAGATCTTGGTATTGATTACTTTAAAGATCCTAAAGGTAGACTTATGTCTTTGAAAGACAACAATGGACAAGTAAGCACAGGTTGGGAAAGTTTAGATAAGAAACTATTTGGTGGATTCAACAAAGGTGAGTTGAATATATTTGCAGGTGGTAGTGGTGCAGGTAAGTCTTTGTTTCTTGCAAACTTAGGTGTAAACTGGGCACTCAACGGAATGAATGTTGTGTATCTAACATTTGAATTAAGTGAAAATTTAGTTGCAATGAGATTAGATAGTATGATGACAGATATTCCAAGCAGAGAAATATTTAGAGATTTAGATGGCGTTGAAATGAAAGTTAAACTAGTTGGTAAGAAGTCTGGTGCTTTCCAGATTAAGTATATGCCAAGTGGTAAGACAGCAAATGATATTAGAAGTTTTATAAAAGAATATGAAATCAAAACTGGTAGGAAGATTGATGTAATACTAGTTGACTATTTAGATTTGATGATGCCGTTGAGCAAAAAAGTAAGTCCAAGTGATTTGTTTGTAAAAGATAAATTTGTATCTGAAGAACTTAGAAACTTGGCAATGGAACTACAAATTATATTTGTAACTGCATCGCAGTTGAACAGAGCTAGTGTTGAAGAAATAGAATTTGATCATTCGCATATTGCAGGTGGATTAAGTAAGATACAAACTGCTGATAACGTGATTGGTATCTTTACAAGTAGAGCAATGAGAGAACGTGGCAGATATCAAATACAGCTAATGAAAACTAGAAGTTCTAGTGGTGTTGGTGCAAAGATAGATTTAGAATTTGATATAGATAGTTTGCGTATAAGAGACTTGGCTGAAGATGATGACTACAAAGAATTTGACAAACGTAAGTCAACGATATTTGATAACTTAAAAAGAACAAGTGTAACAACAGACAAAGAGCCTGATACACCCAAGGAACCAAATCAAGGTGAAATAGTTAAGCCAATCAAGGCTGAAACAGATTCAACTAAACTAAGATCATTTTTACAAAACTTAGAATCAGAGGAGGATTAATTGTGGGAAATATGGTGCAAAGCAATAGGGAGCAAAGCATATGAAGATAAACGTAGAGCTGACACAGTGGCAATTATTCGTACTGGGTGGGTGGTGTTGCACATTTCTACTTGCCTTGCTATTATCTTAAACGCAATAGCCAATCATGGCTGGGGGTTAATAGGAATTAATTAAATGCGTACTTTATACATATTCGGTGATTCATTTACAGTAGACTATAAGACTGATTGGACATGGACTAGACAACTTGCTGATAAGTTAAGGGTTGATGCCATGTTGAATGATAGTATCATTGGTTGTAGCAATGAATGGATTATGCACAAAGTAAAAGAGCAACGCCATAAAATAACAAAAGATGATATTGTTGTAATTGTATTAACAAGCCCATATAGATACTGGTTCTTTAAAGACAAACCTGAATTAAGCAATTATAGGATAGCAAACTGGGATAACTTTGCGTCTAAGCATGAGAAAGGTCATGTTGATGCAGTAAAGGGTTATGTGAATTACTTGCAAAGAGATGAATTAGACTCATTTAGAGTTGAACAACAGGTGGCTTGGATCAAAGAATTAAAACGCAATTTAGGATTTACATTATTACTGATACCAGGCTTTACTGTTGATATAGATTATACTGATATCATAAAAGTCATGGGAGACATGACGGGT